TGATGATCTCCATGACCAAAACCGCCCCCGTCCTTAGCAACGCTCCTACGAGCGTCCATAAGATCAGAAGACACCTTCAGCCCCGCGCCAAAAGGCGGCCGTCACCGGAGGGGTACGGTGCTGTGGCCGAGGTTGAAGGCGAACGACACCAGCGCGCCGTGCTGGCCGTCGGTGAGCGGGACGGTGATGCTGCGCGCGATCGCCGCCTCGACCGGCGACAGATCCGCCAGCAGCCGCCGCTCGGCCTCGGCCGCGGTGATGCGCTGGCCGGGCCGCACGGTACGGGTGTGGCCATAGCCGATGGTCAGCGTTCCACGAACGGCATCGCCAGGCTGAATAAAGCGCGGCGGCCGCGCCGGGTCGGCGTCATCATAGGCGTGGAGGACGCAGCCTTCCCAGCGCTTGAGCAGGTCGAGCGCCTCGGCGCTGATGCGGCGGGCGGTCATTCACCACCTCCGAACCGCGCCGTCAGCAGCCGGTCGAGCTTGCCGTCGAGCTTGTCGAGCCGCGCGAGCACGCGGCCGACGTCGGCATGCAGATCAGCCTTGGTGGCGTATTCGCGCGCCAGCTGCTCGCGCGTGCGCGATAGGCAGATCTCCATCTGCCGCAGACGGTCGAGCGAGGCCTTCAGGAAGTAGGCCAGCGGTGCGATGGCGAGCGTCGTCACCACCTGCCAGAGCAGGGTCGGGGTGAGGTCCATGGTGATCTCCAAGGGAATGCGAAGCAGGCAGGTACGGGGCCTGGCGCTGAACGGGACTGCCGGGCGTAGGCAGGCCGATCAGGCGATGGTCACGCCCTTCCATACGGCCGCGCCGGCGCTGGTATCCGTGCAGAACCAGATTTTGGCGCCGACGGTATCGAGCCACTGCGAGCCGACGCCGTAGCCGGCGACGCTGTCGTCGGTGGCGGTGGGCGCGATGGTCGCGATGAGGTTGTGCTTGGGTCCGAACTCGACGCCGGTGCCGGCGCCGTTCACGAGCATCAGCTTCCCCGCGGCCCCGGCGTAGGAGGCGGGCGTGTCGGTCAGCGCCAGCAGCGTCGGGTTGGCCGCGTCGGCGGTCTCGACCACCTCAATCGCGAATTGCACCTCATTGGCGCCACCGGTCCGCGTCGCCGAGGCGTAGGGCTGCAGCTCGAAGTAGTCACCCGTGGCGACGGCGACGACCGCGGACCCGAAGCTGTAGTCAGCATCGGTGTAGCCGGAGGCGGCCTTGAAATCCCCCTGCCCGACGAAGGCCCCGCCGTTCTTGGTGATGCGCGCGCCATGGTTCGCGCTGCCGCCGGTCCAGCGCAGCCGCGCCCAGAGCCGCACCTTGGTCACCCCCGCCGGCACGGTGAGCCGCGTTGGCGCCGCCCCGCTCCAGAACCCGTCCGTGTCGTAGGTCGCATCGGTGAAGGGCACGGACGTCGGAATGGTCGTGATGGAAAGGGTGCTCGCCCGCCGCACCAGCGCCCCTTTGAAAGGCAGCATCGCGCGCGAGAGAATGCCGGTGCCGATCGGTCGCCAGGCCGCACCATCGAACTGCAGCAGGTCGCCGTTCAGGAACGGCCCGACCACATCGGCGAGGTCGCCGAGCGCCGCGGCACCGCCGACGCCGTAGCAGTTCGTCCCGTTGCCCTGGACCAGCACGATGGCGCCGTTGCCGACGGTGACGGTCGCACCGGTGGCATAGCCCACGGTGATGTCGAGGGCGCCGCCGGTGCTGTTCTGGATGGCGATGCGGCGGGCCTTGCTCGGCAGGGTTACCTTGCGCACGGCGGTATTGCTGCCGGTCAGGGTGATCAGCCCGGCCCGCAGCGCCTGGGCATCGGCCAAAGTGATGTTGGCATCCGCCATGGTGACGGTGATCGCCGCATTGGCGCTGTTGTCCAGCGCCTCGATGGCGGCGTTGGCGGTGACTTCCTTCTGGTTCTGCGCGGCCTGGATAAAGGGGATCTTGAGGTTGACGGTCTCGCTCATGCGATGGCCTCCGCCGCAATGCCGCGGCCGACCAGGCCGCTGAGCTGGTGAACCCGCACGAAGACTTCTGACTGCGCCGCGCCGAAGTCGGTGGTCTGGTTCGCCGCGGAATAAGTTGCGCTGGATGCGGACACGGCGATGGTGCGCACCACGCCCTGCGCATAGGCGCTGGCGGCGATGTTCGGCCCGCTCATTGTGCGGCGGAACAGCGCGAGCTCAGCGAGGATGAGGAAGGTGCCGGCGGTGACGGCGGTGATCACCAGCCGGTACTTCGCGTAGTCGCCCGGCACCGCGATGGTGAAGCTGCGCTCCTCGTTCACCGCCCAGGCCGACTGTGCAGCCCTGCTGTCGAGGACCACCCAGGCGAGCCCGTTCCATCCCTCAAAGGTCCAGTCGGTGGCGCTCTGGCGTGCGACGAAGGAGGGGCCGCTGTGAATGCGATAGGTGGTGACGAGCTGCGGGGCCTCGAAATCGACCTGCACCGTCATCGGGTAGCCGCTGGAATGGGCGATGTACGTGGTGGTGTTGCCGTCGAAGAGCAGCGCGGTCTGGCTGTGCGAGCCGCTATAGACGCGCAGGCCGGTCGCCGGGCCGGACAGGATGTCGACCTCGTAGGCCTCGGCGCTCTCCGAGAGCGGCACGGTGCCGGTGCCGTCGAGCCATTCGCCGCCGAGGCGGCTGCGGCGGATCCAGGCGATGGTGAGGTTCTGCGCCCCGTCGCGCGTGCCCTTGATGTGGGCCGGCGCGTAGGGCCGCTCCGCCCGCCCCCTGGCCGATTTCGTGACGGTGCTGGCGGCGGTCTCCACCGTCTCGAAGACGGTGACGGCGCGATGGTGCCGGGTGGCGCTACCCTCGCTGGCCAGCGCCTGGAACCGGAAGCGCGTGCCGTCGAGCGGCACGAAGATGTCCCCCGCGGCGCGAGTGGCGATCAGATCCTCAGTGCCGCGGCGGCCGCGCAGCAGACCGGTGATGCGGAAGCGCCCCGCGCCCAGGTCGGTGGCGTCGCGGAACTGCAGGATCTCGGCGCGGCCGTCCGGGCCGATCAGCGCGGCGCGGTTGGCGCCGTTCAGCACCTCGAGTGCGGTGGCGCTGTCGAGCTCACCGTCCGCCAGCTGTACCTCCAACGCGCTGGCCTCGTCCCAAATCCAGGGCGAGACGGAGACGGCTGGGCCGACCTGGACGCTGCCCCAGGTCACCGGGGTGGTGACCGCGCCAAGCGCATCCCAGCTGGCCTGGTCGGGGCTCCGATGCATCACCACGCCGCGGAACCGCTGGCCGTCATAGGCGGCGACCAGGGCGTACTCCCGCAATCCGGCCTGGCCGAGATCATCGCCGTCATCGACCAGGGCGAGGTCGGGCAGCAGCAGGCGGGCGAAGTAGGGTGCCGGCATCCCGGGCTCGGCCCAACCCGCGCCACCCTCGGCTGGGGCGGTCAGGGCGTAGCTGGCGGCATCCTCGGTCACCGCCTCGAGCCGCATGACCCAGTTCGCCCCGAGCTGCGTTGAGAGCACGCGGCAGCGGATCGCCGCGCCATCGCGGGTGGTCAGCGTCACCGGGTCGGTCGGCACCAGCCGGGTATGCTTGGGACCGACGGCGCAGGTGAGGCGCGTGCGCTCACGCCAGGTGCCAGTGATCAGCCGCCGCGCCACCGCCTTGGCCTCGCCGGCGGTCATGGGGATGGGGAGGTCGATGCCGGCCGACGCGTTGGCCCCGACCGTGGCGGTCGGGCTGACCGGCCGGCGCCAGGACTGGGCGTTCTGCTCGAAGCCGCGCTCGACATCGAGAAAGCGCACGGTGAGCTCCCGCGGCAGGTCGGCATCCTGGGCGCGCTGCTCCTGCAGCACTGAGGCATCGGGATCCTCCCTGACCATCTCGGTATACGGGATGGTGGCGACCACGGTCCCGCCACGCTTGCGGAACAGCAGCACGTCATCCTGTTCCACCGCGTCGAACTGGAAGGCGCCGGCGAGCGGCGTGATGGCGTCGCGCGCGGAGGTGGGCCGGGGGAGGATGTAGCCGCGCAGGCTGTCCGTCAGCGCGGAGGTGTTGGTGTCGCCGGGGGCGAGGCCGGCGCGCTGGCACAGGGCCGCCACCACCTGCCCCACCGTCAGGGTATTCGGCGCCGCGCGCGACAGGTAGCGCTTGGCAATCTCGCGCACGCCCTGGCCGGCAGAGACTTGGCCAAGCACCGCCTGCTGCTCGTCGAGCCAGAACAGCGTCTTGAAGTTGGCCCCTGCCTGGTTGACCAGCACATCACCCGAGCCGGTCTGGATGAGGAAATTGCCGCCGAGGCCCCAGGTGGCGCCGAGCACGCGGCTAATCTGCCCGCGCCCGTCATGGAAGGCCGGCAGGACGTGGTCGACGACCTTCCACACCACGCCGCCGCCCGGCGCCCACTTGATGGTGGAGAAGCGCCCCCATCCGCTGAGCGGCCCGCCGGTGCCGGACAGCGTGATCACCAGCGTGTCGTCGCTCGCGTCCCAGAAGGCCGCCTGCAACAGCGGCCGGACGGCGAGCGGGTCGATCTCGGCCTGGACGTCGATCGACGCATAGTCGTCGCGAAAGATGCCCATCGCGGCACCGCCACCGAGGCTGGCTGCGCCGGAGTAGTAGCGGAACCGCACGACATCGATGCGGAAGGGTGTGGCGAGCTCGGAGGCGCGCAGATACCAGAGCTCGACGCCGCCATCGTCGCGGGTGCGCCCGGGGACGAGGATCACCGGAAAGGTCAGCGGGCCAATGCCCAGGCCGATCGGCACCGGCGGGGGTTCGATGGCGACGTCGCCGGCGCCCCAGACATATTCCATCCGGTCGGCGTCGATCGTCAGGGTCGAGGAGTAGGATCCCTGCACGATGACGAAGGTCCGCGGCCGCGCGCCGAGCCTGGGCACCGACAGGCTGGTGATCGCCATCGGGTTGACCAGGCGGGTGCCGGTATCGCCGAAGCCGAAGCCATCGCCGAGCGGGTTCCCGAAGACGCCAACCCCGCGCATGGCGTCCGGGTCGATCTTGAACAGCGGGATGCGATTGGCGTTGCCGCCGGTGACGTAGAGGAAGCCATCGACGCCGAGATGCATCAGCCCGGTGCCGGTGCTGTCCGGGCCGGGGCTGGTGCCGAAGGGGAACAGCGGGCCGAGAATGCGGTCGAGCGTGTGCTCACCCAGCGTCTGCATCGTCACCAGGTCGTAGACCCGGATCATCTCGTTGGCGCCGCCGCCTGAGGTGGAGGTGCGGACGCGGCCCTCGTAAATGCGCCCGCGCCGGTAATCGACCGCCACGTTGCAGGCCCAGCTGCCGAGGTACGTCCGCCCCGAGGGCGAGGACGGCCAGAGCGGGGCCGCCGGCGGGATGGTCGCCACCTGGGGAAAGCTGCGCGCCGCGTCGCCGGCAAGCTCCACGGTGACGTTCGGCATGCGGTTGCCGAAGCGTTCCAGCGGCACCTCCTCGAAGACGAGGTAGGCGAGGCCGCGATGCGCCGGCGCCTCGTTGGCACCGAGCGTGGCGGCAAGCAGCGGGTCGGGCAGCTGGGTCTCGCTGCCGGGATGGAAGCGCCAGACCAGGCCGGCGATCTGGGTGACCTCGCTGGCGCCGGTGGTGTCGTAGACCAGGTGCGTGTCAAACCAGATGCGCAGCACCTGCGGGTTGCGCGGCGGGATCAGCCATTCGCACAGGCCGACCGCCCAGGAGAGATAGTAGCTGTAGGTGGTCGACTTGGCGCCGCCGCCGCCCTTGCCCTGGCGGCGGGTGGTGGCGCGCTCGCGGATCTCGGTTTTCCAGATGACGTTGCCGGCGAGCTTGACCCGCCCGACAGCCATGGGGATCGGCAGGCCGTAGCCGGAGGTCTGGACGGTGAGGTCCGACAGCCGCGGCCCCTGGCTGTCCTGACCTTTCGGCGGGAACAGCAGCGCGCCCGCGACACCGCCGAGCGCCCAGCCGATCTGTGCGCCGACCGGCCCGCCGAGGACGAAGCCGACGGCCGCGCCGGCTCCGGCGACGGCAAGCTGGGCCATGGGTCAGGCCTCCAGAACAGGCAGCCGGAAGGCGCCGATCAGGGCGGTGCGCAATTCGGCATCCATCGGCTGCTCGACGACCTGGCGGCGCGGCGCATAGGCGTGCAGGCAGGCCGGGACGCCCCAGGCCGGATGGGTGGAGGCGATGCCGACATGGCCGCCGTAGAGGCCCATGCGGAACAGCAGCACGTCGCCGGCCCTCACCTCACTGACGCGGGCGGCATGGCCGACGATGCCCTCCAACAGCCGGGTGCCCTGCGCCTCGCGGGCGTAGGGCGCCGGGTCCGGTAGAACCACGCCGACGTCGCGCGCAGCGAGCAGCACCAGGCCGATGCAGTCCACGCCGGTACGGCTGCGGCCGAGATGCCGCCAGGGCACGCCGACATAGCTGCGTGCTGCGGCGACAAAGGTCTCCATCACCACACCAGCCTGCGTCGTCACGCCGGCGTCTCCAGCACTGCCAGCGCGCCGGGGATGAAGGGCTCGCCGCGGAAGTTCAGGTAGTTGCCGAACACCGCCTGGCAGGTCGCCTTGCGCTTGTCGCAGCCGGGCTGGATGCGCAGCACGTCGCCGACGGTCGGCGCGAAGGGCGGTGGCGCGAACAGCGACAGAACCCGCCCGCCCTGGTCCCAGGCCAGCACCTCGCGCGCGACGCCGGCATTGGCGCCGGTCTCCCAGATGGCAACGCCGCCCTCGAAATAGCTGTCGGAAAAGCCAGCCAGCGCGGCCGACATCACCAGCGTCACGCTGTCGGTCACCGTCTCGACGGTCGCCTGCTGCGTCCAGCCGGCACCGAAGGTCAGATCGACCTTGCAGCGCGCATCGCCGAGATCCGCGCGGCATTCCGGCTGGTAGATGGCGCCGATGGTCTGCTGCAGCGGCTGAGCCAGGCCGCGCAGCTCGGCACGGAAGCTGCCATGGTCCTGGGCAATGACCTCGCCCAGCCGGCCGCGGCGGAGTTTCAGCTCTCCGTCGCCGAGGCTCGCCCAATTCACCGCAAAGATGCGCACCTCGGCGTGGTCCCACAGCCCGGCGCGCAACTCCCCCGGATCGATCGCGCCGCTGTCGAGCAGGCCGAGCAGCTCGGTCTCGTCCACCGCCAACTCGGCACCGGCCGAGATGGCGGCGCGCTGGTAGCCGAGGGCACAGGCATAGGTCTCACCGCCATAGAGGATGTCGCGGTCGTGGTCGGTGAAGGTGAACACCACGCCATCGCGCCGGACGACGCGCCACAGCGTGGCCAGCGTCATCACCTCGCCGGCAAGATGCGACGCCAGGGCGGGCGAGACGGACTTCATGCCCGCACCTCGATGATCGGCACGTCAGCCCATTCGCCGCTGTGATACGTGCGCAGGCTGACCTCGATATCGTCGGTGTCGAAGCGCGCCGGGACGTCGAAGTCGCACAGCACCTCGACCGGCTTGGCCGCCAGTGCCACGAGCGTAGATCCGAGGGTGATGATCCCCGTCGACGCATTCACCTGGAACTGCGCCGTCCCTGCCCCGAGGCTGCGCTCGATGCCATCGACCCAGCAGCGCACCGTGCCGGCGACCGGACGGGTGATGCTGCGCGCGATGCTGGTAGGGCCAGAGACATAGGTCTTGGCGATCTGGAAAGTGGCGAGGCTGCCGGTGGTGGTACCGATGACCTGGCGGTCGAGATGGAAGTCGGACCAGTCCTTGAAGCGGAAGCCATAGGCGCGGCCCCGCCGCGCCCGAAAGAACTCCAGCAGCACCTGCAGATCGGCGCGCGAGCGCAGCCCCGTGCCGACATTCCACCGCCCCCGCGCCTGCGCCCAGGCGGCGTTGCGTTGCTCAGCACCGGAGGCGGTGGTGATGATCTGGGTGGACCAGGTCGGCCCACCGGTGGCGCCGAGCGCGATCTGCTCGGGAAAGCGCACATCGTGGAAGGACACGGCTCACACACCCCGCTGGCTGCGACGCATGGCCCTGTTGAGGCCAGCGAGGATCGCGCCCTGCGAGGCGCGGAATGACCCGGCGTCAGTGGTCTGGATGTTCATGACGATGGTCGGGCCAGTCCCGCGCTGCGCCTCGCCGCGCGGTATCACGCGCTCGCCGCGCTGGAGGATGGCGGGGACTTCGTCAGGCCGGAGGCCGGCCCAGCCGCCGTCGTGGTAGCGTGGCGCGCCGGCGAACAGCGCGGCGGGGACGGCCCGGGAGCGACCGCCGGCGCCCACGATGCCGCCGTCATGGAAGATGCTGGCGAAGAGCGATCCGAGCAGGCCCCCGCCGGAATCACCCAAGCCAGAGGCCGCGCTCTGGAACAACCCGCGCGCGGCGCCGGCCGGAGGCTCGGTGACGAGGGTGCGCGTGCCGATGCGCAGCAGGTCCCGCTCGATGCCTTTCGCGATGTCGGAAAGGCTTTTGCCGTTGACGATCGCGTCCTCGAAGGCCGAGGCGAAGGTCATGCCGAGTTCCCGCGCGACGTCGGCGGTCCTGCTGGTGGAGGCCTGCAGGCGGTTCTGGGCGGCCTCCAGGTCGTTCAGCGCGTCGAGCGCCTCGCGGGAGACAGTTTCGTCGGGGATGGGCTGGCCGATGCGCTCGGAGCGCTCCACCAGGCTGCCGAGTGTCTCCAGGCGCCGGGTGTAGCGCTCCTGGGGGTTCTCGTTGTTCTGGATCAGCCGCTCGCGCTCGCGGATGATGTCGTTGATCTCGCGCTCGGCCTCGCGGTCGGCGCGCGGGATGCCGGCAACACGGCGCGTGGTGCCCTCGATGCGGCGCAGCGCGTCGTCGCGCTCGCGCAGTGCGAGGGTTTCGAGACGGGTGCGGTCGGCGGTGGTGATGCCGCCGGCGGCCTCGGCCTCGCGCAGGCGGCGGACGCGGTCGTCGTATTCGCTGGTGATGCGAAACCGGTCGTCGAGCGCCTTGCGCAGTTCCTCGGCATCCGCGGCCGTGCGACGACGGCGCGCCTCTGCGGCCTGAGCGGCTGCCGCCTCCTGCTCGGTGCGCTGGCGCTCGCCGGCGGCCGCCTCGCCGCGGCTAATTTCCTCCGACAACTCCTGGTACTGGCGGCGCAACTCCGCGAGGCGCGCGGCACGATCCACGCCGGCCTGCTGCTGCGCGGCACCGACCAGCCCGCCGCGGATGCTGTTGCGGTTTGGTCGGGCACGCAGGCTCTGCCCCTCGCTCTCCGCCTCAAGGCGGGCGATCTGGGCGCGCAGCGCCTCGGCCTGGGCGCGGCGGTCCGCCTCCTGCTCGCTGGGCAGCAGCAGGCCGGAGCCACGGCGGACGCCATCCAGCACGCGGGCGGCGCCGGAGAGCGCACGCGCAAGGGCGTTGGACAGGCCGATCGCCTGGTCGAGCCGGGCGAGGAATTGGTCGGCGGCGGCCGTCAGCTGCCCGAAGGCGCGGCCGACCGAGAGCGGTGCTCGCTCGAACTCGCCGTTCAGCCGCTCGACGGCGCGCAGCAGCGCAGGGAACACCGTGTCGGCAGTGAGCTTGCCCTCGGAGCCGAGCTTGCGGAGTTCGCCGATGGAGACGCCGAGCTCGCGCGCCAGCGCCTGCGCCAGCGTGGGCAGGCCTTCCAGGATCGAGCGCAGCTCATCGCCCTGCAGCGTGCCCGACGCCAGCGCCTGGGCGAGCTGCTGGGTGGAGGAAGCGATCTCCTGCTGGCTGGCGCCGGAGGCGATGGCGATTCGCTGCAGGCCACCGACCAGGGTGGCGACCTGGTCGGAGGTGGCGCCGATCTCTCGCGCCGCGATCGAGAAGCGGGCGAAGGCGTCCACGCTCTCGCGCACGGCGACGCCGGTCTGCAGGCTGTCGCGATACAGCCGGTCGTAGATCTCGCCGGCGCGTTCGACGGAGCCGAGCGCGGTGTTGAGCCGCCCCATGGACTGGGTGAGAGCATCGCCGGCGACGACCACCGCGCGCAGGCCGGCGGCGAGGCCGGCGATCTGCACGCCGCGGACGGCGACGTCGAGCAGGTCGAGCGCGCGGGAGGCACGATCGGCGCCGCCCTGGATGCGCTCCAGCGAGCGCTGGCCGGTCTCGCCGACCTCGCGCAGCTCCTGCTTGACCCGGGCGGCGTCGTCCAGCGACAGCCGGACCGAGACGCGGCGCGTGCTATCCGCCATGCGTCACGCCTCCTGCGACAGTGTGGTGGTCAGGGCCCGGGGGGATCCGTGCGGCGCGCGGCGCTGCCGGCGGCGAGGCCCATGCGCATGGCGAGCAGCAGTTCGGCCACGGCCCAGCCGGTGGCGCCCATCTCGCGGGCGGTGGCGAGTGCGGCCGGCATGTCGAGGTCGAGCCCGGTCATCGTCGCCGCGGCACAGGTGGTGCCGGCGGCCCAGACGGCGGCACCCTCGACGCTGGCCGGCGCGTGGGCGGCGTAGGGGCAGGCGAGACCGCAGTCGCGATCGAGCGCCCCGCAGCCGCGGCAGTAGTCAGGGCCCTGGCCGAAGTGCCATTCGGCCCGGGCCCTCAGCCGTTTCCCTCCAGGGCCACGGCGGCGACCGGGCCGGTGGCACGGTCCCAGAAGGCGGCGGCCATCTCGTCCATGTCCATCAGCCGCTCAACCGCCTCGGGCGAGAGCGGCAGCGGTTTGCCGGCGGCGTCGCCGACACCCTCCCAGGCTGTGACGGCGTGGCGGGCAAGTGCTTTGACCAGGAAGGCGAATGCCAGGCCGCGCGCCATGTCGGGATCGAGGTCTTCGGACGCGGCCCGCAATGCGCCGAGGCGACGGGCGGAGCCGGCCTGGGCGGCGGCCATGACGGCGGTGGTGACCGGACGGATTTCCACGCGGACGCCGCGCGGGAGGTCGAGCCAGTGCGGCTCGACCGGGAGGTCGAGGGTGAGCACGCGGTTCTCCATGCTTTGAGGTTGTTGAGTACTGCGGCCATACCTTGCGCGAGCGGGCGGAGCAGCGGCATAGCGGGCTTGCTTATTTAGAAAGACACCGCGATCCTAAGCGCTCAACTGAATACGCACGATCCGACTATGACCGAGATAAAGATCACCTTCTGCAATCGCACGTATGCCGATAGTTGGTATAAGATGTTGCGGAGACAGAACGCCAATAATTTTGCAATTCTACAAGCTATTATTAAAGAAATTCAGATCAAAGATGGCGCGGATATCAGCAAATCTGATATATTTGAGCGCAATTCCGAAATTCAACAGACGATAGATATTCTTCGATTCGATATAATTCCAAGCAGAGGTCAAATGTTAAAGCACAATGGAAATGGCATCAGGCACGCGAAATTTGCACCATCAAAGAGCATAGCTGTGATTTGGGAAAAGATTGGGGATTCAATTTTTATTACGTTCGATGATCATGCGCCGATTCGCTACCACCGCGCCATCAGACATTTTCGTGAAATCAAATTAGGTAAGCCAGCGTTTCCGAAACGCTCACGAAATACAGGTAAGTTTCTGCGAAATTTGCAGACTTACTGGAAATTCAGATACTCAAAAGAGATGTGGGGCTTTGATCCTAGGCAGCGTTTCTACGAATAGATTTCGTAGATCTGCAGAGTTCTACACGATACTGGGCGATATTGACGCCAGTTCGAGTGACGAACACAGAGTTTGTTTCGGTCTGAGGCTCTTCTCCGACCGGGTGTCCGCCTCTCGGGGAACCGGGTGACGCTGTGCAGGATCGAGAGAGACGCGAAGGAAACCTTGGCATAAGACAGCTTTCGAACCGCCTGCCACTCAAGGCCGCATTCGCGCCACGCAATGGATGTCATGCATACTCCGTCCCGGCCTGCTGGTTTCTCAGCACGGATGTCATCATGCGGGTGGCGGTGGCGTTGTTGGCGGCGCGGAACTCGAAGCTGGCCTCGACGCCGGCCGGCCCCTCGATCGGGGTCTTGGCCAGCGCGAGGTACACTTCGTGCAGCGTGATGGTCAGGCTGCGGTTGGCATCGATGGTGAAGGCCAGGGCGAATTCGGCAGAGGTTCCTGCCTGTGCCTGCGCGAGCAGTGTCGTGTTCTCGAAGCGCACCGTGATCTGTCCGGTGCAGCGGGCGATACCGGGATCCACTCCCTCTACGCGGCGATCGGCGCGGATGGTGCGCACCGCCTCCATGCCGTTGGCGTAGGTGAGCCTCGCGCCGGTCACCTGCGCCAGCGCCGAGCCTCCCCGCGTGATGCTCCCCTGCGCCTTGTTGAAGGCCGTGTAGGCCGCGCTGGTCGACGTGCCGCCTGACGTGGCGCCGGTGCGCACCGAACCCTGACCCATCAGCCCGAAGGTCGCCGTCGCCGCCCCGGTCGGCGTGAAGTCCAACTCGAGCGTGTCGGCACGCACACCGGTGCAGACGTCGAAGGACGGCACGTCGGGATAGCCGATCTCCATCGCGTTGCTCGGCAGCGCGGCGGCACCCGAGGCGAAGGTGTGGATGAAGTTGGTGGTGCCGGCGGTGGTGGGCACGCCGAGCAGCAGCCGCAGCCAGTGGCCGATGTTGATCAGGTCGACCGGCACGACCGCTTGGCCGGCAACGGTCACCGTATCGAGGAAGGGTGCCGCGGGATCCCGGTTGCTGCCGACCCCGATGACGTCGGCATCGAGCAGCGGCTGCTCGGCGCCGAGATCGCAGGACAGGAACGGCATGCGCCGCCAGTTGCTGCCGGGTGCGGTGCCGTAGGTGGTCTCGGGCAACATGAGCAGGCGGCAATTCGCGCCGATGGCACGGGGCATAGGCGTTCTCCTGGAGAAGGATCAGGCCAGCGTCGAGCCGGCGACGGTGAACCAGAGGGTGACGGGAATGGCGGCAGCGCGGGCCGCAGCGGCGCCCTCAAACTCGACATCCTCGAAGGACGCGCTGCCCGGCTGCGCCCATTCGACGGCGCCGCCCAGCGTACGGTTGACGGTGATGGCCGCGGCGATATCCACCAGCAGCGCGTCGAGCAGGGCGTTGCGCGCGGCGGGCGTGGCGCCGGCGACGGTGATCTCGACCTCGGCGCGATATTCGATCTGCCAGGCTAGCGGCGAGAGGATTGCGGTCTCCTCCACCGCCTCGCCGTCACGGACGACCACCAGGCCGCCGGGCGGAATGCGCTGCGGGATGGTCTCGCCGCGCAGCACCAGCAGCGCGGGGTTGCGGAGGGCCAGCGACGTCACGAGCCGGCTGTGCAGCGCCGCGATGGCTGCCTCGCGGATGCTCACGCGGACCTCCCGCTCTCACGCTCCCAGGCCGCCACGAACCGGGCGGGAAGCCGACGCAGCCCACGCTCGGCCGCGCCGCGCACGTCGAGCCGCTTGGCGAGCTTCACCCGGGGCAGCAGCAGGAACATCGGCACCATTCCCTGTTCCAGCAGACCCCGCGCCCAGGCCTCACGCCCCTTGCGGTTGGCCGTGCCGACCTCGGTGACACCGCCCGCGACCAGACGAGTCCTGCGCCGCCGCCCGGTCTGCTCGCCCTGGCGCAGCGGCAGGCACCAGACGAAACCGCGCCCCGACTTGAACGGCCGCAGAAAGCCCTGCCCCGAGGCAACCATCTGCGCCGGCGTGACGCGCATGCCCTTCTCGCCGCGGCCCCTGCGTCCGCGCGCTGCGTTGAAGCCGGTCGGGATTGCCAGGAACTTCCGTCCGCCCTTGGCGCGGATCAGCGCGCCACGCTCGAAGGCGTCGATGACGTTCGGCACCTTGGTGAAGACCAACCCCGCGGGCCGCAGCGACTGGCCGCTCCGCGGGAAGATCATCGACCGCCAGGCATTGGCGATGCCCTTGGCGTTTCCGCCGAAGGCGGTGGTGACTTGCCGGCGCAGCTCGGCCTTGACCTGATCGGTCTCCGCGCGAATGGCGGTCATGGCCGCGCGCTCACCGGCGCGCACCTCATCGCCCAGTACTTTGCGCAGGTCGCCCACGATGCTGGCACCTAGCCGCATGGGTTATCGGTGACAGAAGACGCGCCAGACGATGCCGGCGGCGTCCCGCTCGGCATGCTGGACGGTCAGGATGTCGGCACCGATCGTGAAGGTGTCGTCCGCCTCGATGGTGGGCAGGATCGCCATGGTGACGGTCAGCACGTCGCTGGCCTGGAGAACGCTGGTCCCGAAAGCGTCTCCAAGCCTATCTGGCGCCGAGCGGACCACGCGCAGCGACACCGGAGCGCCCGTACCACCGGCGCGAAAGATCGCGTCCGCACCGATGTTCGGATCCTGGACCAGCGTGTCGATCGCCGCGGCGAAGGCGCTCATGTGCCGGACGCCGGGACGCGCAGCAGGACAGCGCGGACGGTGGTGTCGGCCGCCAGCGCCGCCGAAGTCGCGAGGCCCACCTGGAAGTTGCCGGTGGCGGTGGTGGTGAGGCGGCGGTTGGTGTTGTCCCAGAAGAGCCTCGCCCCGGCGGTGATGGCCAGCGCCGGTTCCTTCGTGATGTCGAACACGCCCTTGGTCTGGCATTCGATCACGGCGTTCTGCACGCCATCGACGGCGGCCACGCCGAACAGCGCGCCGACCAGCACGCCCTGGCCGGAGGTGACGCCGCCCGCGTAGGGAATCGCCAGCGCCAGGCTGTCGCCCGGCTGCACATAGTTGCGCATGGGGATCAGGTCTCCAAAAACGCAGAAGCCGCCCGATGGGGCGGCCTCTGAATCGATTGATGATGAGGACGTGGAGGCGGGGTCAGGTGCCGGGGTTGAACCAGGCGCCGCGCCAGTCGATGGCGCCGACCCCGAAGTCGAAGAGCACGCTGACCTCGACACCATCGACGCCCGAGACGGGCCCGGTGGTGACCTGCGGCCCCTCTGCGCCGTTGAGGTAGCCGTAGACGTAGACCGGTGCCGCGAGCGGATCGGAGAAGAGGTACCAGCGGTTCGCCTGGATCATCGGCTCGACCAGCGGCTGCACGAAGCCGGCATAGACGTTGGCGTTGTTGATCTGCGTCGCACCGACGCTGACCGTCAGCTGCCGTGCCGCGAGCTCCTGGTTCGGCCCCACCAGTAGGCGCATCGAGGCGCCGATGGCGATGGGCAGCCCGTCGAGAGTCTTCTGGCGCATGATGGCGGCGCGGCCGGTGGCGAGGCCGCCGAGATCCAGCGCCGAGCCCGCGCCCGCCTTGTTGGCGCGCGCCGGGCCGGTGCCGAACACCGCGGCATTGCCGGTGGTCAGCGTCGGGCCGTCGCCGGAGGCCGCGTTCAGCAGCCCGTAGGCGGTGGCGTTCTCGAAGTCGGCGACGCGCCGGCCAATCGCCGCGGCGAAGTCGGTGAAAGCGCCAAGGTCGTCGTTCACCAGCATCGGCCGCGTGACGCGGATGCGTCGCGCGAAGGTCTGCAGCAGGACGATCTCCTGGCTCTCGGACATCGTCCCGGCCTGGATCTCGCCGTTCTCCAGTAGCGGCAGCAGGGTCGGGAAGTCGCCGACGCGCAGGTGACGGTGCGGCTTGAAGTCGCGGAAGTCGCGCCGGAGGAAGATCTGGCGATAGGTCGGCTGCGCCGGCTGGTAGGCGGCGAGCAGCATCTTGTTTGCCGCGGCCGAGAGCAGCAGCGGGAAGTCGGAGGTGGTGTGGAAGGCGCGCTCGGCGAGCAGCGTCGGGTTGCGCGGCACGCTCCGTTCGCCGCGAGCGCGGAGCAGTTCGCCGATCATGTCGGAGGGGCGCCAGCCCATGAACTCGGCGTGGCGACCCGAGCCGCCAGGCTGATAGCCGGGCATGGAGCGCGCGGCGAGCGCCTCGGCCATGGCGTCGATCAGCATCGCGTGGTCGTCGTGGCTGGGGCCGCTCTCCGGCCGCGCGGGCACGGAGGGCTTCGGCGCCGTGGTGACCAGGAGGTCGAACAGCGCGCGACGGACCTGGTCGGCCGACCAGCCGTGCTCGATCGCCTCGTGGCGGATCGGCGGAATGCGGTCGGCGGGGACCAGGGCGCGCGCGGCCTCGATGGCGGTATCGATGCCGGCGATGCGCTCGCGCTCGGCGCGCTGCGCCTCGGCACGAACCGCGTCGAGGTCAGGCGCGGCGCGGGGAGGTTCTGGCGGCGAAGCGCTGGGCGTGGTGGTCACGGTGGTCTCCTGGGGCGGGGTGGGCGGCGCAGACGGCGCGGGAACGTCCCGGGCGGCCGACGCGGCCGGGGTCTCCGGCGTCGTCTCGGGCATGGTGGGTTCCTCGTCAGGCAGGGCGGGTTCGATCGCGATGGCAGGCGCGCCCTGCGGCGCCTCACCACGCACCGCCGCATCGCGGTCCACCGGAACCGGCACGACGGAGATCTCGAAGGGCTCCCAGTCCACCGCGTGGTGGACGGTGGTGCCGGAGGCGGCGTCCGGCCGCGGCTCGTAGCGGTGCACGCGATAGCCGACGCTCACCGCGCGCAGAGTGCCGTCGGCAATGCGCTGCCAGACCGGCTCGACATCGGCGGCGGAACTGAACTGGAGCGTGGCGTAGCCCCGGCCGTGGTCGAGGCGAGCAGCCGTGACGCGGCCGAGCACGTCGCGGGCATCGCCGCGGCGGTGGGTATTCAGCACAGGCGCCTCGCCCGAGCGTAGCGCGCCCATGCGCACCGCGTTCGGCGACATCTCGAGCTCCTCGGTGATCAGGCCGAGAGTGGGGACGAAGTTGCGAGCGCGCGCGCCGGTGCTCCACACCACCTCGACGGTGCGTGCGGCACGATCGACGGTGGCCGGCGCGGCGAGTGCGCGCTGCGCGACAATGATCGGTGCTTCCGGCGCTGCGGCGCCGGGCTCCTCAGTTTCGGTCATGGGCGGGGCCTTGTGAGGTCAGGCGGTCGCGGCGCGACGGCGCGTGCGCGCGGGCGTGGACGCGATGCGGGCGGGCTCGTGCGGCATCCAGGCCACGACCAGGCCTGGATGCGCCTCGAAGCTGCGCACGCTGCCCGCGGCCAGGTAGCGGCGCGGCGCGGCGATCTCGCTCGCCTGCGGCGTGATCTCCACCCAGCCGTCGACGAGCGCCGATAGCGTGAGCAGCCCGCCGCCCGCGGGAAGTGGCTGGCTGGTCTCGCCGGGGGCCAGCGTGACCGCCATCAGCAGCCCATCGGCCGGCTCCAGCGTGGAGAGCAGCCGGCCGAATGTGTCGCGCGGCGCCGCGCAGCAGGTCACGTGCAGCATCACCCAGTATCCTCGTTGTTGGGGCGGGGCGGTGCCGCGGCGCCGGTGGCGGCGATCTCGATGGCGGCGAGCTGCGCGGCATCCTGCGCGGCGCCGGACTTGGCGACGCGGCGGGGATCCGTGTCGAGCGAGATGCCGGCCTCATCCAGCAGGGCATTGGCCTCGCGGATCATCTCCACCACCTGGCGGAAGTCGTAGCCAAAGGCGCCCACGGCCTCGGGCTGCGGCACGAAGCCGGCGCGGACCTGCGCGATCAGCGCCGTGGTGTCCTTGAGCGGGTCGATCATCTCGTGCGCTGGCGGGACGTGCGACAGGCCGTCCGGCACATCGGCGCCCCACAGCCCGAGCAGCGCACCCTGGGCGTGGAAGCGATCCGCGATCGGCCGCACCAACATCGGGATGAGCATCCCGTACTGCACCTGCTCGCAGAGGCGACGGAACTCGATCTTGCCGGCGCGCAGGCTGGAGTAGTTCGCCTGCGTGAGATCGCCGGCGACCTGGTCGTAGGTCAGGCCGGTGCCAACGGCCGAGGCTTCCAGCGCGCGGCGGGCAAAGGCCGCGTGGCTCCCACCACCACTCGGGTTCACCACCTCCACGGACCCCATGCCCCGGCGGTAGAGGATCATGCCGGGCTCGAAGCTCTCGACCGTGCGGCCCTGGGCATCGCGCAGCAGGCCGGACGCCGGGCCGGTCATGGCGTCGTCGCCATCCTCCGAGACCACCGCGGCGAGGCACGCCTCGATCTTAGCCTTCATCAGCAGCGCAGCCTCGTAGTCGCCGAGGTCGCGCAGGCGGGTCAGCACGGGGGCGAGCCAGGACACATCGCGCAGCTGGCCCGGTCGGCGCTTTCGGTAGACGTGCAGGACGTCGCGGGCTGGAACGCGCTGGCTGCTCAACCAGGCGGCCCCGCCCGGCAGAACCCAGGACGCGCCGGGATGCACGCGGTGCAGCCAGTAGCCGACTGGCTCCCCCGCCTCGCCCAGGCCGATGCCCTGCAGGGTGGGCACGCCCTCGATGACGCCCTGACGCGCCGTGTCGAGGTGGTCGCTTTCCAGCACCTGGAGCCGGAGGCCGATCGGGTTCGCCGGCGTGATGCCGGTCGGCAGGAGGCGCACGAAGCACTCCCCGCTTTCGACGACCGCGCGCATGACCAGGGCCTGGAGGCCATAGAGGTCGAGGCGGCCCTCGGCGTCGCAGGCGGTGCTGTCGGACCAGCGGCGCCAGGCCTCGGCGTGGGGCTGGTCCGGCCAGCGGGTGGTGATTCCTGCGCCGACGGCGTTGCCTGTCCAGAGATCGACGATGCGGGCGGCGTAGGGGTCGTTGCGGACGGCATCGCGGGCGCGCCGCGCCACGGTGGGCGCGGCAGCTCCGACTTCGGCCGTGGCGCTGCCGCCGGACGCCGCCCAGGAGGAGGCGCGGATGTCCTGCGCGGCGGCATAGCCGCGCAGCGCGTGCCACGCATCACGGAGACGCCCCATCACCTGATTCCCTCGCGCGAGAAGCTTGCGAGGGTCACGCTGGGGCGACGGGCCGCAGTGTTCTCCGCGGCGTGCAGCACCGACAACGCACGGCCGAGCTCGTCCAGGGATCGGTATTCAACCGTGCGACCATCGAAGGTCACGCGGGTGGTGCCGCCGGTGAACGCTGCGGCCAGCACAGCGGCGCGCGTGCCGGCAGGCTGCGCCAGCGCCCAGGCGAGGACGGTTGGATCCATGGTCGTCCTCCTTCGCTGAGAGCAGGCAGGAATGGTCGTGTTGGTATGGCGCTTGCTGGCCTTCAGGCATCAACGAATGAGAGGTTCCATGAAGCGCTTGCTTTGCGTCTTACTGTTGCTCTCGGCCCCTGGCGCCGCCCAGAACGTCACCATTCTGAGTCCCCCTGGCGCGATCACACCGACTGGCCCTTGGGGGCTCGCAGCTCAGGCCGGGAACACGCTCTATGTCGCCGGTATGCGCGGCATCGACCCCGCGACCAATCAGCTGGTCCAAGGCGACGAAGCTCGTATTCGCCAGGCCTATCGCAACATGCTGCATATCGCCGCATCCGCGGGTGCGAGGCCGCAGGACGCTGTGCGGCTGGTTGTCTACGTCACGGACATGTTCCGCTTCCGGCCGATCGCCAATCGCATTCAGGAAGAGCTCTGGGGCGCGGGGCCGCATCCGCCGCGCACAATCATCGAAGTGCAGCGACTGAACCAGGACGACATCCTGGAAGTCGAAGGAACCTTCGTGTTCCCCGTGCGCTGATCGCGTTGGTTCCTATCTAATCCACCCGCGGCGCGGCGCGAGCCAGCCCCGCGGGTGCTGGGTGTCAGATGCGGGCTGGGGTGGCAGCATTGCCGGTGCCGCTGAGGGTGCTGGCGATGGTGATGCGGCGAGCGGCGCATCTGCCGCCTCGTCGCGCAGCCGTGCCCAGAACTGCTCGCCGTAGCGATCCGCGCCGAGCAGCCAGAGCGCGGTGCGCGCGAGCACGGCACAGTCCAGTGCCTCATTGCGTTCGCGCAGCTTGGCCCATTCCTGCCGCGCGAAGCCGCGGCGGTCCTTCGTCGTGCGCAGCTGCTCCGCGACCAGCTGTTTGACCCACTCCACCTCGATCGCCCGAGGCAGGTGCACCCAGCCTGGCGGCAGCTCTTCCGCATCGCCCCGGCCGAGCCAAAGCCGCCGATAGAGATCGGCCTTCCAGGTCGAGACCGACACCGTCCAGAGCTTGAGGCCGCGGCGGAGCTTCTGGCCGTTGACCAGCGCGTCCACCGGCGTCGGGCCCTGCACCGGCTGCGCCCGGTTCCAGCCGTCGATGCCCTTGGTCGGAGCGATGCGCGGATCCCGCAGCCGCCGCAGATGTCCATAGACCGCCGCTGTGTCGCGACCGCCGGTGTCGACGCAGAGGCGGGCGATGCGCATGGCGCCGCCGCCATGGCGGGGCCAGTCGCGCGCCAGCAGCTTGGCGAGCTCGTCCCAGGGCTCGCGGTCCCGCGGGCTGCCCGGGATCACCACATGATCGACCAGCCAGGAGGAGAAGCCCTCCGCCCACCCCCACACGTCGCATTCCAGGCGATCGTCCTGCACGTCGACGCCTGCGGTTAGGACCAGCGCACCGGGCGGGACGATGCCCATCGCGAAATCCTCGCGGCGCTCGACCAGCCGCTCCTAATCTGGCGCCTCGCCCTGCTCCTGCCAGGTCTCGCCCAGGACCGTGTTCTTAAAGGTCTTGATGTCCTCGGGCTTGCCCTGGGCCGCCTCCCAATCGCGGGCGATCTGTTCCCAGGACAGCCAGCCCACCGGCGAGTACAGCGCCGAGATGTGGAAGCCGATCGTGTACGGATCCTGGCCCTCGGCCGTTGCGCGCCACTCGCCGCCGCTCAGCATGGCGGTCTTGTCGTGCTCCTGCATGGGATGGTCGCAGGCCGAACAGTGATACCGCGCCGTCTCCGGCGCGCCCTTCTCCCAGATCAGGCGCTCGAAGCGCAGCCACTGCATCTCGCCACAGGCCGTGCACGGCACGAAGAACCGCCGCTGGTCGGAGGCGAGATACTCCCGCTCGATGCGGCTGCGGCCCGCGATGGTCGGCGTGCTGACCAGGAAAGCCTTGCGCCGCCAACCGAAGGTGCGGGCGCGCGCCTCGGCGAGCGCGATGGGATCACCCTCGCCGGCGACATCGCCGGGATAGGCGTCCACCTCGTCGAGGAACAGGAACCGCGCCGTCATCGAGCGTAGGCCGACAGCGCTGTTGGCCCCGGTCAGCACCAGGATGCCGCCGGGGAATTCCTTCGACAGCATGGTGTTGCCGCTGTCGCGCGCCCGCGCCGGCGCGACGCGTTCCCGCGGCGCGGGCGTTTCCTCCAGCAGCGGGTCGATGCGCTGGCGCGAGAAGCGCTTGGCCAGTTCCACGGTGGGCTGCACCGCCAGTGCCGGCGCCGGCACGTGGTGCATGATGTAGCCGAGCCAGTTGTTGCCGCTCTCCGTCGCTCCGACCTGCGCACCCTTCATGAACACGACGCGCCGGGCGGGATGCACGGCCGACAGCGCGTCCATCACGTCCTTCAGATACGGCGTACGGCTGGTCCGCCACGGGCCCGGCTCAGCCGAGGCGCGGCTGCCGAGCATGCGATGGCGCTCGGCCCATTCCGAGACGGTGAGCTGCGGTGGCGGTCGGAGCATCGCACCGACGCGCCGGCGCACATGCTCACGGCTGCGGAGACCGGTCCCCTCCGAGGCCTGCTGGATCGAAGCGATCGGCCGCCTCCGTCAGCAGGTCGTTGATGTGGCTCTGCAGGATGGTCTGCAGCAGATGCGGATCGACGCTGATCTCGGCGGCGATCAGGCCCGAGACGCGGGCGGGCCAGTTCAGCAGCGCGTCACGCATCGTGCTGCCGATCTCGTCGAGTGCGGCGTTCGCCTCGTTGACATCGACCAGGCGGCGCTTGGTCTCGTCGAGCGAGAGGCGCTGCGCCTCCACCTTCAGGGCGAGCTGCGCGACCTTCAGTCGGGCGAAGGGCGTGCCCTCGGCGCCGGCACCGCTGGCCAGGGGCGAGCGGTTGGGATCGGCGGTTTCGGTCAGGCGGCGGCGGGTCTTGTCGATGTCCCACTGACCGTCCGGCTCGCGGGCGATGCGGTTGGTCTGCTCCGCCTTGCGCAGGGCGGTGTCGCTGACGCCGAGGCGACGGGCGGCCTCGCGCGTGGACGGTGTCAGCTCAGGCATGGCGGCCAATCATGGGCCCATTGGACGGGCGCGCTTGGAACCGCCTGCTGCTGCGTGTCCGCATTCGGTCGGCACCAGTTGATGGTCAGCTGGTGGAGGCCGAAAAGGTAGTAATCGGCATCCTGAGCAGAAGCTCGATGCGCAACTCCTATGTCGCAGACGAACAGCTCTCAGCGCCCTAACCTCTCAGGATTCCGGACGGGAGCGCAGGGGATGGTTTGGCCATGGCTAGCAGTACTCGGGGGAGCCGCCATCTTCCACGCTGTGCGCTACGCTTTGACGGGCAGTGAGGTTCCCGCATCCAGCAAGAAGCGCGGGCGCCCGCCGAAGAATGCGGCGATGCGAGACGAGCGAATCTCGGATCAGGCCATCATGGGCGAGAGGGAGATTGATGAACCCCAGCCCGCCTACTTCAAAGACTTCCGGACACTAGCCAAGAAGATCGCGGTCCCTCTGCATGAGGATGCGGCAGAGGACACGTGCCTGCATCTCGGCTGGACCGAGTTTAGTGAACGTCCGCTGTACTGGTTCGACCGCAAAGGCGTCACGTGGGAGATGAACGGAGATACACGTCTCTGGCCCGTGATGTCTGCTTACCTCTGGCACGAACATAATGACGGCCAGGACCCCTTCATCGTTAAGGCAAGCGCCGGCAAGCGAAGGACGCTCGAACTTCGACCTGAGATCGGTTGGAATGGCCCAAAGCACATCTACATCTATGAAGCGGCCAACCCTATCCCACCCAGGTGGAGCAGCGATCAATGACATACTGGCTCGACGACTGTTGGACGTTTGCGGGCAATGCATGGGCGACTGTCACTGAGGTCGGTGAAACGCTCCTTGGGTACGTCCTCGTAACCGCGGAGATCTTCGTGCTGACCTCTCTCGCGGCAGCGATCACACCTTCGCTCTTTGTTGCTGCTTTGGGCGCGCCGATTTGGGTGTCGGCGCTCCTGCTCTTCTGAGAACACTCGCTAGCCTGGTGGGCGCGGACACGCCAATCAGCGTCGCGCAAGCGTCGCTCTGGTGACCACACGGGCTGGCGCCATGCACGAGGCACTGCCGCCAGCCCAACCTGCGAGTTAGGCCCTTATCGTGTAGACCGTGTAGGAGCCGCGGGCGCCCTCCTTGTTCGGGCCGACCTGGCGGATGCGCTCCAGCACCTGCACCTCGATCCCCTGGCGCTTCTTCAGGCCCGCGAAGAAACCGCGGACAGTGTGCTGCGCCCAGCCCGTCGCCTCGGCGATCTGCGCGACCGTCGCCCCCTCGGGGCGGCGGAGCATCGCCGGCACCTGCTCCTGCTTCGTGCCCTCACGCGGCTTGCGCGGCGCGCCGGGATCCCGCGGCGTGCGGGCGGGCTTGCCGGCGAGCAGGATGCGCAGGGCTTCCATCGGCGCGTCCAGGGCGCCGATCATGTCGCCCTCGCGGTTCGCCTCGTCGTCCCAGGCGGCGAGGACCGCCGCGGCGGCGTCGCGCAGGCTGGCGCGGGGCGCGGCAGCGAGTGCCGCGAGGGCCTGGTCGAGCAAGGCGATTTCCTCCGCCAGGGGCGCGGCCTGGGCGGGTTCGGCGACGGTGGCGTCCTCACCCTGCGGCGCCGGCTCCTTTGCGCCCGTCGGCGCAGTGTCGGGCACGCTGCCCTCAATGCCCGAGCAGTCGGGCTCGCCGGCCACCGCGTCGCCCTCGTTCGGGTCGATGCCGATGGCGCGCAGCCCCTCGTCGGTGATGCGGGCCACGATCCAGATGCCGTCGTCATCCTGCCGCCAGCCCAGCCCGACGAAGTCCCGCGGGGCGTTGATCTCGGTGATCAGGTTGTTCTTGATCAGGCTGCGGAACACCGCGTTGCGCGCTGCGGCCGGCAGGGTCTTCGGCGCGCGGGCGAGGCCCATCTCGTGCTGCGCGGCGGCGCTCAGGATCACGCGCTGGGTGTCGGAAAGCTTGATCATCGTGGTGGTCTCCGGTTCCGGGTGCCGACCATCGGCCCCTACTGCCGGGAGCCCCGCCGGCGCTGCCGGTCGGGGCGGTGCGGAAGTGGCCCGCTTCAGCAGGCGTATTCGCCGCGGCGAAAATGCTGGTCGGCGATGTCCTTGAGCTTCGCGGTGGCATCCGAAAGCCAGGCCGCTTCGCCCCAGAGCACCGTCTCCGGATCCGCGCCGAAGTGGTCCACGCTGGCCTGGGTGAGTTCCGCGAGGAGTGCGTCGAATTCGGCCTTCTTCGCCAGGAAGGCGGCCAGGCTGCGTTCCTGGTTGCGGGCGGCGCGGGCTTCGCGGTCGGTCATGCTGGTCTCCATCGCGGTGCAGGGCGGGGTGCTCTGCGTGTGACGGACCATTCGCGCTGTGCCGGACCCGAGCCAAGCAAGATGCAGCGGAGCGGAATTGCTATGTTTCGGCGGTCTGGATCACATCATGATCGACGATGCCGCGGGCCGCGGCGATGTCGGAGAAGATGCGATCATCGCCCTCCAACACCGCCGCCTCGCCAGTCGTCTCCTGCCAGCGCCGCACGATGACGTCGGCATAGGCGGGATCGATCTCCAACAGCACCGCGCGCCGCCCTGTGCGCTCCGCCGCGATCATGGTGGTGCCGGAACCGCCGAAGCAGTCCAGCACCGTGTCGCGCGGCTTGCTGCTGTTGCGGATGGCGCGCTCGACCAACGCCACCGGCTTCATCGTCGGATGCAGGTCGTTCCGCGCCGGCTTGTCGAAGTGCCAGACATTCCCCTGGTCGCGCGCGCCGCACCAGTAGTGCTGCGCGCCAGCCTTCCAGCCGTAGAGCATCGCCTCGAACTGCTGGTGGTAGTCCGCACGGCCGAGGGCAAAGGTGTTCTTCGCCCAGATGATCGTGCTGGACCATTTGCCGCCCGCTTCCTGCCAGACGCGATGCAGCGTCGGCCATTCCGATGAGGACATGCAGACGTAGCAGGCGCCCTTCGTGACCGAGAGCAAATTGGCGAGGGCGGGGCGCAGGAATGCGGGAAAGCCGCCGCCGAGCGCGTCATTGGCGATGGTCATCTTGGCGGCAGTGCCTCCCTCGTAGGCCACGTTGTAGGGCGGATCGACGAAGCCCATGTCGGCCAAGTGGCCTGCGCCGCGGGCGCGCTGGACGTCGATCAGCTTCGTCGCGTCGCCACAGAACAGCCGGTGCTCGCCGCAGCGCCAGAGGTCGCCGGTGCGCGTGACGGGCACCACGGGCGGCGGCGGCGCATCATCAGCATCATCACCGAGGCCGGCATCGGCAGCCGCGAGCAGCCGGTCGAGCTCCATCCCGGAGAAGCCCAGCACGTCGAGGTCCACGACGGCCTCGTCACGGATGCGCGCGATCTCGGCGGCCAGCACTGCCTCGTCCCAGCCGGAGTTCAGCGCAATCTGGTTGTCAGCCAGGCGCAGGGCACGCGCCTGCGCAGGAGAGAGATGGCCGAGCCGCAGCACCGGCACCGAGGCGAGGCCCAGCCGCTTCGCGGCCATGACGCGGCCGTGGCCAGCGATGAGCACGCCCTCGGCGTCGACAAGCACCGGGTTCACAAAGCCGAACTCGGCGATGGATGCCGCGATCTGCGCCACCTGAGACGGCGAATGCGTGCGCGCGTTCTCGGCGTAGGGGACCAGCGCCGCGACCGGCAGTGTGGAGACGACGAGGTCAGGCTGCATCGGCGGTGACCTCCATCCGCGCTGCGGCGACGGCGTCGTAATCGCGGCCATCGTCCGCCAGCGTCACCGGCATGTCCGGATGCAGCATCCGCCACCGCGCCACGGCTAGGTCGACATAGGCAGGCGCGAGCTCGATCGCCCGCACGCGGCGACCGGTGCGCTGGCCGGCGATGATGGTGGTGCCAGCGCCAGCGAAGGGCTCGAACAACACGTCGCCCTCATCGGCATAAGCCCGCATCAGGAAATCCGGCAGCGCGACAGGGAACACCGCAGGATGCTCCGTCTCGATCCCGCGGGCCTTGTGCCGCGTGATGCGCAGCACGTTGTCCGGGATCCGGGTTTCCTGGACGCCTTGGCCGGCGTGCTGCCATTCGCCGACGGTGCCGTCCTTGGCGCGGAGGCCACCCTTCTCGGAATTGACGTGCCCCGCCCAGCGGCAAGGGATGATCTTGTTGGGGCGCCGGGCCTCGCGATTGAAGTGGAAGAGCAACTCGAAGGCGGGCGACAGCCGCCCGTTCCAGTCGCCCGGCAGGCCGGGCCCCTGGTCCCAGGTATAGAGCCCGAAGCGCCGCCAGCCGCGTGCGCGCATCCAGTCGAGCCAGCCGGCCCAATAGGGCTGCCATTCATTGTCGCGATGGATCAGCCCGAGGTTCACCAGCACCTGGCCGTCCGGGCGCATGGCCGCGTCGAGATGCTGGAACACACCCTGCATCAGCGCATCCCAATCTGTGACGCCGCCGGTGGTGTAGTCCCGCTGGTTCCCGTAGGGCGGACTGGTGAACAGCAGCGCCGCGCGGTCGTCGCCCATCATGCGCGCCACGGCCGCGGCGTCGGTGCTGTCGCCGCAGAGCAGGCGATGATCGCCCAGCAGCCAGACATCGCCTGGACGGGTGACGGCCTGGCGCGGCGGCTCCGGTTCGGCGTCGGCGGGATCCTCCGCCAGCGCCTCCGCACCCGCCGCGCCTGCCGCACCGCCCCCCTCGGCGGGATCCGCGGACAGAGCATCGGGCGCGTCGCCGTCGGGCACGGCATCTCCAGCCGCCGCGAGGATGTCTGCGATCTCACCCGCCGAGAAGCCGAGTGCGCCGAGATCAATGTCCTGCGCTGTCTGCACCGCAGCGAGCGCATCACGCAGCAGCGCCTGGTCCCAGGTCGCGTTCTCCGCGATGCGATTGTCGGCGAGGCGCAGTGCCTCCTTCTGCGCCGCGGACAGGTGCCGCAGCACGATCACCGGCACCTTGGCCATGCCGAGCGCCGACGCAGCCTCCAGCCGACCGTGGCCGGCGATCAGCACGCCGTCATCATCGACCAGCAGCGGGTTGGTGAAGCCGAAGGCCAGCATGCTGGCTTTGATCTGCTCCAGCTGCGCGGCGCCGTGCACGCGGGCGTTGCCGGCATGCGGGCGCAGCTCCGCCAACGGACGCAGCACAATCTTCGCCGCCATCCAGGGGAGCGTCATGATGCCATCCGGTTTGCAGGTGGTTTGCAGGGCCGCGGCCCGGCGTCGGTTTGCAGCTAACGATCTGAAGCGGCTCGGAAAGGCTGCAAACCGCAAACCATATTTCCGGCCTGGCGCTAGCGATGTTGCGCGCTTCCGCCCCCCGCATACAGCGAGGCCAGGAAGGAACCATCGGCTCGAGAGCCACTGTCTCGATTGAGCGACGCTGTGGCTGGTGAGCCAGCGCCGCCGCGGCTGCGCTCGCAGTCCTTCACCGTGGGAAGACTCTATCGGATACGGATTCCGCGCCGCTACAGGTAGAATTGTAACGGCGCGGCGCGCCCGTCTGACACGCTATGCGCAGGCCCGCAGTTGCACGCCGCGGCTGCTGGTCTCCGGCGTGAAGGCCACGCCACCACGCTCAAAGATCCGCTGCAGCTTGGCCAGGATTGTCGCCGTTGGCGTGGCATGCCCCGCCTCGAACATCTCCAGCACCGACACCGGTATGCGTGCGACGAACGCAACCTCGGCCGCGTCCAGATCCAGCAGCGTGCGTGCCTCACGGCAGAGCCGCGGCGTCAGGACAGGTTCCATTCGGGCCGAGTACCTCCGTCGTTGGCCAGCCTCAGCCCTTCGCCGCCTTGCGCTTGGCCTTCTTCAGGCCACCAAGCGCGGCCGCCTTAAGCCCCGGGCTGGCCTTGAAGCGCACCGTCGCGCCCGCCTTGATCTGCACCTTCTCGCCAGTCCGCGGGTTCAAGCCGGTGCGCTTCGGGGTCTCGCGCACGGCGAAGGCGCCGAAGTCAGGAATGGTGAAGCGGCCGCTTTCGATGATCTCGGCCTTGATGGCCTCGATGATGTCGCCAGCCAGCTTGGTTGCTGCGACACCGGACAGGTCGGTCGAGTTGGCGATGACTTCGGTCAGGAACTTCTTCGACACAGACTGGATCTCCGTTGAGGATGCATTCCCGTAGCGGAGCGTGCGCCGCTTGTCAGTCCCCTTGGCCGCATGCCGGTACGGCGCAAGCTGCGGCGCTACAGCGCGTCGCGCGCCCGTTCCACCGCGTCCCGCGTCGCCACCAGCGCCGCCAGCGTGATGCCCGCCTGCTTCACGGCAGCCGCCTCATCCGGGTCGACGTAGGACACCTGCTCCTCGGCATCGACGACGCCCGAGGCCAGCTGTTCGCGCAGCTCGTCGAGGCGGACCTTCACCTCGTCGGGATCGGCGTTCGGGTCGCAGAGCCATTCGCCGACGATGAGTTCGACCTCGCGCGCCATGCGGGTGGGCTGAACCCCGCGCGCTGCCATCGCCTGCAAGCGCACCAGCGCCGAATCGAGGGGGCGCATCGCCGCCCGTTGCCTTGCCGCCATGTCCGTCCTCCTTGTCGATGGCGCTCCATAGCATGTTCTTGTCTTGTTCTCATAGGGCCGGCTATCGTCGGGCATGCCCGACGGTGACCAGAACCGCCCTCGACCGCCGTGGCTGAGCGCGGCAACTCTGGCCGCTGCGCGCGCTGCACGACGGCCGCCGAATGCGTTCACCCGGACCGACCCGCGCAGGGCAGTGTACGATGCGATCCTGGCGCATCATCCCGCCCTGCCGTTCACACTGATCAGCGAGGCGGTGGTCTACGTCCTCGGCGCCGACTGAGCGGCTCAGGCGGCCCGCTGCCGCGGCGCCAGGCCGTACACCACCGCGAGCACACCCAGCGCCGCCACCAGCATGCCCTGTGCCTGCGCGTGGCCGACGCTGCGCCCACCCCAGCCTTGGCGCTGCGCCCATTCACGCACTGAGCACTCGAGGCCGACCACGTACCAGACGATCGAGCCCGCAGCGCTGTCGAACCCGCCCAGCGCCGTCATCGCGCGCGCCACTCGTTCGCGCGCGATCATCTGCCGATCCGTCATGGCCTCGCCGCCGCCTGGCATGCGGATCAGCGGCATCGATCGCACGGCGTCCAGCGCCGCAATGCGGAACTGAGATCGGAACACCGCGCCAGCGTCGTGCATGTCCTGGGTGATGGTGCCGTTGGCCAGCATCTGCCCGAGCGTGTCGACCGCGCGGCGATGCACGACCGGCAGGCCAGTTTCGGGATCGGCCTCGCGTATGGGCTCCCCCACCGGCCCATGCTGCAGCCGCCACTTCGACGGCGTCGCCAGATCGTCGTGCTTCGGCTTCGGCACCTTGGGCTTGCGCTTACCGGCCATGGTGGTTCTCCCCATTGCGACGTCCCCAGCGCCGATTGGCTTCGTCGGTGATGGCCTGGCGCAGCCAGTCGTCGGTGATGTCGGCGACCGGCAGGGCAACGACGCCGTGGCGATGCCAGGCGGCGGCGCGCATGGCGTTCACCTCGCTGTCGTTGGTCGGGCTGCGCGTGCCGCGGTCGAGGCACGAGCGCGGTGGTTGCGGTGCGCCGTGCATGCTCATGCGCGGCCTCCTGTGGGGTCGGTCGCCCAGAGCAGCAGCGCGATGGCATCCGCTTCATTGTCGTCGGCTGGCGCGAAGCCGCGCGCCTCGATGGCGGCGACCATCTTTGCCTTGTGGGCGTTGCCCTTGCCCGTGGCGTAGCGCTTGATCGTGCCGACCGGAACACCCTCGTAGGGGACGTCGTGCTCTTCGCACCAAGCGGTGAGCATGCCGAGGAAGCCGCCGTAGATGTGCGCCGCATCGGTGCCGGCATGGGCGCGGACTTCCTCGAACACGATCCGCGCCACACCGCCGGACAGTGCAGCGACCCCCGCCAGCCAGCCACGGAAGCGCAGGAAGCGCATGCCCCCACCCTCGAAGCGGCTGGGGCGGAACGTCATGGTGCCGGAGGTGATGCCGCCATCACGCGACCGCAGCGCCCAGCCGGTGGTGGTGCCCAGATCCAGGGCGAGCACGGCGTGGTGCGCCAAGCCGGCCGCAAGCGGGACGATGGGCGGGCCGCTTGCATGCGCGGCGGGCATGGTGAGAGTCGCAACTGCCATGGTGGTCTCCGAGAGGGAATGATCCTGGTGAGGGCGGCGGCGGCGCGGTTCTTGGCGGAGCTCGCCGTCGCTGCCCGGCATCGGATGGGGTGACCCTGGCGGGGGCGGTCCACGCGCCCAACCCGATCCCCCGAGGCGTGGTGTGCGCGCGCCGATGAGGCGCGCACGCACACCCCCCGTAGGGGGGAGGCGAAAAACCGAATCTGCCAATCTGCTCCAAGCCACTGATTTCAAATCGGAAAGAGCAGGTTCGGAGCAGTTTCGGACAGATTCGTTACGCCAAACTGCTTTCGTCCAGAAGCCGTTCATCTGATTGACGAAAAGCAGTTTCGCAGTTTCGACAGTGGAGCAGATTCGGACCGAAACTGCGCAGTTTCGGGAGCAGTTTTGGTCAGTGCGGAGGTGCATCGAGGGGCCCATCAGGCGGGCTCCTCGGGGTCGTGCAGCACCCAGACATCGGGGTTCTCGACCTCGAGCAGCGCCTCGCTCCGGGGGCACTGGAAGTGGCTGGGGAGCACCCGGACGGTGCCCGGGATGATCTCGCCGGTCTCGGGGTCGATGGCCTCCTCTCCGGTCCCGAGGAGCATGTCCTGGACGACGAGGTAGCCGTTCTTCGACTTGGTGTAGGGCTGCCCGAGGTCGCGCGCTTCGCGCCGGTACTTGATGTAGCCCTTCATCGCCAGGACACCGATCCGCTCGCGGATGTTGTCCTTGCCGCCGAGCCCGCGCTTGTTCTCGAACTTCGACGCGAAGGCATTGGCGGTGCAGAGCCGGCCTTCCTCCGCCTCCTCGGCGATCAGGCGCAGGATTACGTCGTGGCGGCGCGTGCGCTCGGCATCGAGTTTCCGTCCGATGTCCTTTCGCACCAGACGCTCGCCCGTGCGATCGAGCTCGACCCAGGCGCCGCCACGTTTGTCGACCAGCATCGGCTCGAGGCCCGGCCCATTGCGGAGCTCGACATGCAGTTCGCGCTCGGTCTGCTCCTCGTCGGGGCGGAACAGGATGGCGCCCGAGGTGTAGTAGCCGCGCAGCGCGCTGGCGCCGGAGAGCGACAGGAAGGGATCGTCCTTCACTTGCTGCTTGCTGAGCTTCTTCGTGTGGTGGGCGAGGATGATGCCGGCCTCGGGGGCGACCTGGTCGCGCAGCGCTTCGACCCGGCCCTGCAGAAAGAACATCATCGCGCCGTTGTCGTTCTCCCCTTCGCCCGCGGGCCCGCCATCGAAGAGGTTGCGGATGGGGTCGATGCAGATGATGTCGGGCGGCCCGTCGGGGAATGCGGCGCGGATGGCAGCCGCAACGAGGGGCACGCCCTGGTCATCGAGCAGCATGCGCAGCTTCGGGGTGACAACGAGGGTGTCGCGCGCGCTGGCCACAACGGCGGGGTCGAGCCGGAGCTGCTGCAGGCGCTCGCGCAGGTAGTGGTACTGAATTTCGGCCTGGAGATAGAACACGCGCAGCGGGCGCGGTGCCGTGAAGCGCAGGAATGGTGCGCCGGCCGCGGCGTGCACCAGCAGGCTGATCAGGAAGTCGGATTTGCCGACCTTCGGCGCGCCGCCGAGCACCAGCATCCCACCCGGGGTCAGCAGGCGCGGCCCGATCAGGTCGTCCGGCATCGGCGAGCTGTCATCCAGCAGCGCGCCCAGGGTGTGCGCGGCGATTACGCCGGGCGGCGGCGCCGCGGCGCGGAGCAGGGCCGGCCCGTTGCGGTGGACATGCAGGGCCCAGATCGCATCGGCCTCGGCCTTGAGCCGATCGAGCGGCCAGGTGGGGCGGAGGCAGGCAGCGTTGTACCCGCAGATCGCCTCCCAGCCTTGGTCGGGCGTCAGGCGCCCCTCATGCACCTGGCGGATGAAGTGCCCGATGGCGGCGCTCGCGCCCTGGAAGCGCGTCCAGCCGTCCTGGGCGCCCCGGCGGACAGGGGTGGTGAGGATGGCATCGAGCCCCGGCCGGTCGCCCTGCGCAGCAGCCGGGGTGCGCTCCTGCCCCGGCAGATAGGGCATGGCGGCGACGGCCTCAGCGAACTCAGCCAGATCCACCTCTCGTGCCGGATCGTGCTGGCGGATGATGACGACCCGCTCGACGCCTCCTTTGCGGTAGACGGTGCCCGGCACACGGATCGGCTGGTGCGCGGATCGGAAGTGCGGATCGCCGCCGACCTTATCGGCCATCTCGCCACGCAGCGCGCAGAGCCGGGCGAGATCGTGCCCCTCTGCGGGTTCTGTCAGTCCCCACCAGACGTGCAGCTTGGCAGCACCTTCGGCACTGCGGCCGCCGCTCTCGATCAGCAGTGTCGGCGCGCCGAGGTGCCGGACCAGATGCGCCAGTTTCGCCCCGATGTCGCCGGTGTCGAGGTCGACCACCACCGCCTGCATCTGCCGGACATGCTCAGCGCGCGCCTGCCCATGCTCCCCGACGGTGCCGGGGATGACATAGACCGCGGTGCCCTCGCGGGCCGCCCAGGTGGCGTAGGCACCGAGGGATTCGGCAGCGTGACGGTCGGATGGGATCCAGATGTTGTGCGGGCGGGTGTCGATGTCCTGGCCCTGGTCGACAAAGCCGCGGACCGGGATCAGCCCATCGCAATAGCCGAACACCACCTCGAGGAAGGTGGCGATGGCACCGTGGTTGATCGCTGCCACGCGTGGCTCATCCTCGCAGGAGAGTCCCGGCGCATCGTTGAAGTCGCCCCATGCCGTCATGCAGGCAGAGCCCAGCAGCGCTTGGCCCAGGGACAGAAGCGGCACTCGAAGTGATCGGCCTGGGCGGCAACACGGGGCAGCAAATCGCCGGCGTCGGTGGCGGCCAGGATGCGGACACCGCGGTCCGACATGCGCTGTGCCAGTTCCGCGTTGAACGGCACCAGCTCGTGGTGCAGCTCGGCGGTGTCCTTGTTGATGGCGGTGAACAGTGCCGGGTTGTCCGCCACCCCCGGCACCGCGGCATCCATATAGGCCTGGTAGACCGCGATCTGCGCCGCATAGATCGGCTTGGCCACGGCGACACCCTTGCTGGACGTTTCGCGCCAGGACTTCGCGTTCATGGTCTTGCATTCCCACAGCGCCGGGAACGCCATGCCAGTGATCGCGGGCCCGCCGGCGAAGACGCCATCGACATGGCCGCGGATGCGACCGCCCGCTACCGAGAAGCCAAACTGCTCGCCATGCGCGCCACCGCCACGGCGGGTGTAGAGATCGAAGCCGGCGGCACGCAGCCAGGCGACGGCGACGTCCTCCAGCGCGTGCCCGATGCCAAAGATGCGCAGCAGCCGTCCGTCGAAGTCGGCGCCCTCATCCTTCGGGGCCTTCACGAACTCGAATTGAAGCGCCCGCTCACAAGCGTGGCCGAGCCGCGAGCCGCCGAGATATGTGCGCGGCGGCGAGGCCGCGTTGCCGGCGACCAGCGCAGCGTCGATGGCGGCATTCACATGCGTCGAGGTCTGGCTGCGGCTGTTGAAGTCGAGCATCAGAAGGGCACCTCCGCCGCCGTGCCCTGCCGGGCGATGGCCTGCATCGCCTCCTGAAAGCCGCCGACGGCGACCTCGATCAGCGTCAGCACCTGCGCCTCGCTCAGATCCTGGAAGCGGGTGCCCCAGCCGATCTCGGCCATGGTCTCCGCGACGCGGCGCATGGCGGCGCGCATCGCGGCCTTCTCCTGCTCAGTAAGGTCAACCATGGCGGATGACCTCCCCGCCAAGCGCGACCAGAAGCCCTGGCAGGCGATGCAGCAGAAGGAGACCGAGGGCCGCGGCTTCTTCCGCGGCGCCGGGTCGAACCAGCCAAAGCCACGCGCCGGGCGGGAGCAGACGGCGCAGGGCGGTTCCGGGGCGCGGGCCATCGATCATGCGGCCTGCCCCAGTGCCGAGGGCTGGGCGCTGCGCACGAGGTGCTGGATGGCCTGGCGGTTGAACTTGAAGGTCAGCAGCGCCGAGGCCTGGTAGCGCGTCATGCCGAGATCGGCGCGGGCCGCCGGGGGCAGATGGATCAGCTGCCGTTCCGTCGGCGGCTCGCGCAGCCAGCGCCGGCTCTTGTGGGCGCTCTCATCGGTCTCATACGCGTTCAGCCAGTCATCCGCCGCGACCAGCGCCACCAGCCGCTCCCCGATGGAGAGCAGGCGCGGCCGCTCCTCCTTCGCCCCGCCGACCGCGTGCCAGGCGCCGTTCAGGAAGAAGATGCCCGCCCAGCCGTTGAAGCCATTGGCCAGCAGGGCGGCGTCGTCGCCGAACAGATCGCACCACTGGAAGGCGAAGCGCCGGAGGAGATCGATCTCCGTCATGATGAAGTCGGTGATTGGCGCCGTCTCGCGCCCGCGGGGTTCGAAGGCGTGGCCGCAGATCGGGCACTCCATCACCGCAATCGGCACCTCCGCCTCGCAAGAGGGGCAGGTCTTGGTGGGCGGCTCGCCTTCGCCGGGCTGGCTATCGAGATCGACATCCTGCTCCAGGCAGCCGTGGATCTGCGAGGAGGTGCCGAAGTCCAGCACGATGCAGTCGCGCTTGACGATGCCGGGATGCTCGCCGGGATCCACGGTGCGCAGCCCGCGCCCGACCATCTGGATCATCGTGCACTTGAAGGAGCTGGGCCGGAGCAGCACGACGCATGAGGTGGGCGGGTGGTCCCAGCCCTCGGTCAGCACCGCGACATTCACGACGATGCGCGCCTCGCCCCTGGCATAGGCGGCCAGGACGGAGCGTCGCTCCCCCTCCGGCATGTCGCCGGTGACCATGACGGTGGGGACGTCGGCAGCGTTGAAGGCGGCGGCGACGTGCTCGGCATGGGCGATGGTGGAGCAGAAGGCCACGGTCTGGCGGCCGCAGGCCTTCTCCTGCCAGTGCTTCACGACCGCGTCGGTGACCGGCACCGTGTCCATGACGCGGGCGACCTCGCCCATGTCGAAATCGTCGCCACTGCGGCGGACGGCGCGGAGCTCATCCTGAACGCCGACATCGATGATGAAGGTGCGGGGTGCCACCAGGTGGCCGGAGGCAATAAGTTCGCCGAGGCGGATCTGGTCCGCGACGTTCGAGAAGACCTGGCGCAGCCCGATCTTGTCGCCACGGTTCGGCGTGGCGGTGACGCCGTAGATCCGGCAGTCGGGGTTGCGGTCGAGAGCGCGATCGATGATGCGGCGATAGCTGTCCGCGACGGCGTGATGCGCCTCGTCGATCACCAGCAGGTCCAGCGCCGGCATCGCCTCGAGGTTCGCCTGGCGTGTCAGGGTCGGCACCATGGCGAAAGTGACCTGGCCGCCCCAGGATTTCTGGCCAGCATCCACCACGGAGGTGGTCACGCCAGGATTCACGCGACGGAACTTCGCCAGGTTCTGCGCCGTGAGCTCATCCCGATGCGCGAGGACGGCAGCTTTGGCGGCGCTGCTGCCGATATGCTCGCCCACCGCCGCCGACAGCATGATGGTCTTGCCGGCGCCGGTCGGGGCGACGCCGAGCGTGTTGCCGTGCTCACCGAGCGCACGAAGGCTGCGCTCGACGAAGAGCTTCTGGCGGGGGCGGAGCATCATGCTGGTGCGGCCCTCCCTCAGCGCGCCCAGGCCGGGCGAGGATCGGCCCCAGCGGTGGGCTGCGGCGCCGCGGCCGGAAAGGCGCCCTGCTGCATGGCCGGTGCGGCGGGCGGCGCATAAGCAGCCGGTGGCGCATAACCTGCCGGCGCGACCTGCCGCCCCATCACCTGGGCGTAATCCCGATGGTCCGGCGTCACCGCCATGCGGATTTCGTTCTTGGTCTCGCCGCCAGCATCGGTGCCGTGCTCGATCTTTGCCACGAACTCGAGGCCATCGAGATCCGCAAAGCCGCCGATGCGGCGCGCTGCCTGCGCTTGGGGCGAGACATCCTTGTCGGAGATGCCGCGCGCGGAGTTCAGCATTCCGCGCAGGAAGCTGCGGCCCATCCCTGCCCATTCCGGCCCCTTCGGGCTGTGGAGGCCGATCAGCGTGAAGATCTTCCGCTTCGCGTAGGGCCCCTCCAGCACGGTGAACTCGCCATTGAGATAGACGGCGCCGGTGCTGCCGCGCGTGGCGTAGCCGCCGGTCCAGCCCTGGCTCGGATCGTCGAAGCCGCCGGGGCGGATGGTGAGGCGGACCTTCGCGAGCGTGCCCTTGGGGATCAGGTTCGGGTTGGACTGAGCGTCGTTGTAGTCGTTCCAGGCAGCCATGGTGCTTCTGCTCCGATCAGGTGTTGGGGGTGGGGGCGGGCAGCGCGACCGACGGCGCGCCGTGCGCGTCGATCGGCGGCGATGGGCTGCGGATTTTCTGGAAGAGCTGCCCGAGATGCGGCGGCTCCAGCATGTCGAGCCGGCCGCTGCGATCCTTCGCCGGATAGCCCCAGGGGTTCAGCGTCTGGCAGACCAGACCGCGGAAGGATGCGACAGCAGGCTGGCCGAGAGCGGCGTCCGGCTTGATCTCGGCCAGCGTCATCACCTGATCAACGATGCCGGGCAGCTCGAGGCCGGTCTTGCTGCCGTCGATCTGCGGCACGAAGACGCGGCGATTAAAGTCGTCGAGCTTCTCGTCGAGGATTCCGACGAAGATCACGTTGCGGCCACGCGCATGCTGGAGATGCGTGAGCCAGGCGATCATCTCGCGGCCATGCAGGCCGTAGGCGCCGCGGATATCAGGCTTGCCGGTCTTCTCGGAATGCGCCTCGGGCTGACCGCGGCACCACTGGAAGCAGAGCCGGCCGGCGACCGTGATGCTGTCCACGAAGATCGTGGCGAAGCCGTCCATGCGCGCCGGATCGCCATAGGCCTGCAGGACGCGCGCATACTGCGCGGCGGAATAGGGCTGGTCGTCGCGCAGCGCGGGGTTGGGGCCGGCCAGGAACAGCGCGAGGTCACGGCATTCCTCCCAGGTACGCGGGCGGATGGAGGCGCCGCGCCAGTGCTGCACGGCGAGATCGCCCGCCTCCAGATCGATGAAGAGCGTGCTGCCCTCATCGAGCGTCAGGAGGAGGTAGGTTTTGCCGATGCCGCTCTTGCCGAAGATCACGGCCTTGATGCCGCGCGCCTCAGCCTGCCGCTCGTCGGCGGTGATGATGCGCAGCGCCATCAGCGGCCTCCCCGCAACGGGGTGATGCCGGCGCTATGCGGGCTGTCGCGCAGCGCGGTCTCGGACAGGATCGTGAGTCGGTAGGTCGGCTTGCCCGTGCGCACCGTGCGCGCTGGTTCGAAAGCGCCGCGAATGCGCTCGGGCCAGGCGGCGTAGGCGCGCTCCGAGACCTTGAAGGTGAGCTCGACATACTCGCCGGGGTCCTCACCGCCGGCGCGGATCTGATCCACCAACGCGGCGAGGCGACGCTGGTCCCATTCGACCTTCTTCGGCAGGTCGGCGGTGACCTCGACGGTCCCGTCCTGGAAGCGGACGGTGCCGGTGTCCTTGCCGGCTGCGGCGCGGGCACCGATGGCGCGCTGCTCGTAGCGCATGGCGATGGCGCCCTCGATCCAGTCGAGCGCCCGCTTGGCGATGTCGAGGCGGGAGCGCGCCTCCTCCTGCAGCAGGACGAGATGCTCGGCCGGCAGGTCGATCACCTGGCCAATCGGCAGCAGGCGCATGTCGTCGATCGTCGGGTGGTTGCGGCGGGCGGCTTCCATCACGCCGCCTCCTGGTTGAGCAGGTCGGCCAGCGCGTAGCCCGCGGCGCTTCGCGCGCTGAGCGGCCGTGGTCGGACGATCAGCAGGTAGGCGCAGCGCCCTTCGGCCACGCGGCGCTGCGCGAGATGACCGAGACCGGCCTCCGCCATCGCCCAGACGCGCCGCGCGACGGCCTCGAGATCCTCGCGACGCTCTGGCGGCAACTCGGAGGCCGCCTTGTCGCGATCACGCGCGAGCAACCCGAGGTGGTAGATGATCGCGTCGCCCGGCATGGCGTCGGCAAAGCGATCGCACAGGGCATTTTCGCTCAGCACCACATCGATGAGCGCCGCCGCGACACTGTCCGGCTCGATCGTCGTCGCAATCATTCGCATGGAGATGCAGTTCCCTTCACGCATGGTTCGGCATCTCCTTCTCTACGTATCCGAGGGGCGATTTTTCCCACCGCGCCGCGCAGGGCTGGCGACGCGCTGCACCTGACGACGGACGCATGCCGGCAGCACGCAGCCAGCAGCGCAGGTCGGCGACGGCGCGATAGAAGGCGGTGGAGGAGCGCGCGTCGGCACGCTGCGCCGTGGCGACATCCCCCATCACGGCGAGGAGGCGCAGCAGCCCCTGCGGCTGCAGCGGCAGATCCGCAGCCACGCGCTGCAGGTCCAACATCAGCACCTGATCAGCGCAGTCCTGCTGCGTAGCGGAAGCGCCGGCGGGGAACTGGTCCAGATCGAACGATAGCGAGGCCAGGGGCCGCGCCTGGCGGGTGGCCCGCACGCGGTCAGCGACCACCGATCGCGCGACCACGCTCGTGAAGGTACTCCACGCGCCACGCGCCGGGTCGAACTGTGCGAGGCGCTCCAGCAGCGCAACCAGGATGTCCTGGCGCAGGTCGTCCCGATCGGCGCGGCCGAGGCGCAGTCGGCGGGCCCCTCGCGCGACCTGGGCGGCGGCAGTGGCAAGGGCCATCCGGAGTTCGGCGGCCTCCAGTGGCGGCGGTTTGTGAAGCGCTTCAGCACGTTGCGCGGTCATTTGATCCTCCTGCTGCGCCGGACGGTGGCGACGGCAGGAACGGACCACACGAATAGGAGGCCAATCAGCCTGGAAGGGTAGTTATTCCTGGCCAGGAAATGGCCGGATTTCCTGACCGATGGAAATCTGCGGTTTTTGAAGCGCTTAGCCGAGGCGTGGGCAAGCTTGGCCAACGTTTCGGCTATTTATTGACCGGAACCCTGACAGGACGATGGACTCACTCCGTCATGGGAACATACATAGAACATCGCGTTGCGCAGATGCGTAAACCGAGGAGCCCCCCGCGATGTCGGTTTCCCTGTCCTACCCGCATGACCCCACGTCCAAGGTCGCGCACCCGCTGGCCGCGGACGCCGTCTGGTCGGTCGCAGCGCAGCTGCGTCAGGCGGTCCCCCGCCGCGAAGGGCCGTGGGCGCTCGACCCGAAGGACCTCGCCGCCACGGCAACCCGCCTGGAGATCAACCGCAGTGGCGTGGAGGTGCATTGGGACTTCGCCCTTGCTGTCCATGATGAGGACCGCCGGCCAGTGCTCGGCATCTGCGAGACCGACCCCTCGGCGCCTGGCATCGCCCTTGTCTCGATCAATGCCACGATGCTGGCCGACCGGCCGGAGTTGCTGCTGAGCACGCTAGCGCACGAGCTCGGACACGTGGTGTTCGATGTGCCGGCGGCCGGGCGGCGATCTGCCCGCCGCTATCGGTCGGTCACCTCTGGGCCGCAGAGTTTCGACGGTGCCAACGTGCGCGAGGAGCGGCGGGCCAACGAGTTCATGGGCGCGCTGCTGGCCCCACCCGTTCCCTTGCATCTGCGCCTCGTGACCCATGCCCGCGCCGAGAAGCTGCGCATGGTCAATGCGCCGCATCGCGGGCGTGTCGGCTGCCGTGTCCTCGCGCAGGACACGCCGCCGGAGGCGCTGGCCGGTGTCGTCGCCGCCTTGGCGGGCGATTTCGGCGTCTCCGATCGCTTCATCGCGGTGCGCCTGCAGCGCTACCGCCTGATCGAGGGAGGCCGGCTGTGAGCTTCGGCAGCGTCCTGCGCGACCGGCGGACGGAACTCAGCATTGGGCTGATCGACATGGCCGAGCGTCTCGGCATCTCGGCCGCCTATTGGTCGCGGATCGAGCGGGATCTCGAAAGCCCGCCGCGTGATCAGCTGATCGAGCGTGCGGCCGCCATCCTGGGGCTGCTCATGGACGACCTGTTCGTCGAGGCGCAGCGGCTGCCGCCGGACATGCGGCAGGACATGGCGAAAGTGGTGCGGGCCTATCGGCGCCTGCGTTCGATCGAGCGGAGGTGACGGTGGCCAGGACGAACAAGCGCAAGCCCTACTACAAGCTGAGCGAGATCTTCGCGCGCTGGAGCATGGATGCCGATGACATCTCCGCTTATGTGCTGGCGGGCGAGCTGACGCTGTCGCTGCCGGTCGCGGCGCTGCTGATGGAGGTCAGCGAGACGCATCAGGCATCCGACGGCCGGATCCGGCTCGAAGCCAAGGGACGTCAGCACCAGGTCGGTCCGATCGATGTCTCGCGGATCGATGCCTATGCGGTGATGCAGGATGGCTCGCGCAGGATCGCCCGCTTCCTGACGCCGACCGATGACCTGCTGGAGCCGGTCGACGACAACGGCGAGCGGCACGCGTTGGTCGTGAAGCGCACCCAGCTCGTTGTCCGGCATGACGAGTTGGAGCGCTTCGAGATGGAGCACCATCTCGGTCGCCCGGACGAGCCTCTGCCGTCAGCGCCCGTGCCCGTTCGTGCATGGCCGGCGCCAGCCGCGCGCGGCGCGCCGCCCCGGCATGATTGGGAGGACTTCATGTGCGAGCTGGGCGTGATCGCGCACAATGAGGGTCTGCCCGAGGTCCAGGCCGAGACGGTGCGGCGCATGATGGATTGGTTCTCAGTCACCTATGGCGCCGACAACGTGCCGAGCGAGAGCGCGGTGAAGCAGCGGGTCAGCCGGTTCTACCACCGCCTCCGTGGCGAGGAGAGCCGCACCACGCCTCCACCGCCGCCGCGACGCGGGGGGCCAGTCCATGCGCATGGGAAAAACGGTCGCGCGAATACGTAAAGGGGAGGCAGGACCATGCGTGTTGGATCGCGATGCCCCTGCCAACCACGACCAATCATCACCTCCCGCCACACCTCCGCGAGGTCTGCAGCATTCTGGCCGCCGGGCTGCTGCGGCTGCGGAGCCGCGCTACCGAGGAAGCAGCGCGCGAGGCTGCTGATCAGGGAGAGCGCGACCTACACTTCCCGCCCCCTCAGCGCGTGGATGCGAACCGGACCAACCGGAGACCCGCATGACACGCGCCACCAAATCCAAAGCCGGCACCCCGCCGGCGCCGACCATCCCCGCCATTCCGCCAACCGATGTTTTGGGCCGGCTCGC